TGGGGGTCTGTTGCACTGCTCCAACATCGCTTCGTATCGCGGGCCCCCTTTCAAGTACATTGTCACATGCCTAAACGGCGTCAGCATCATAGGCGACATAGGCGTCGTACCGACACGGTGCATGACCGCCGAGCCGTCGGCCTTCAGTGTTATTTCTTCAATGAACTCTGGCCACCGAGCCCATACGTTCGCTAGCCGTTGAGACGCAAACTTCTCTGCTTTGGTGGCCTTTACAGGGTTGATGCGAGGGATTGTGTGCTTCGGAAACCACGTTTTATTCGCGTCGAAGACGCCGTCGCGTCGGATCGTGACGGGGTGTTTCAGTGCGCCGATGGCGATTACCCCCTCGGTCTCTAGCACTTGATGCCCTTTCGAGATAGCCGCTTTGGCCTCCGCTATACTCGTCACCGTTATAAAGGTGGCGCACACAGGCGTCAGCCTGACGCGGATAGTCCCTGTCTCGGGGTCGTGGTGTAACTCTACGCATGACTTTTTAACGATGAGTCTTATGAACTCGGGGTTTATTCCGGGAGTGTCGGTAATGTAGAAAGGCTCGGCTGCAGACCAGCATATTTTTTCCATGTGTTTTTCCTCGTGTGAATGTGTGGAGACGCAGGACATGATATCTTATGGGGTGGCGTTTGTCCACTTTGACAGACGATCGACAGAAGATCGACAGATATCTGTCGCGCTGGAGGCCTAGGGAGCCGTGGGGCGACACTTGTACGACAGATAGACAGAACTTCTCAGAAATTATAACGTACGTGAATACGAAAAGAGATACTGATATAATATTTTCTCGTATATAGAAATAGTATATTTATCTGTAGTTCAGTAGAAAACCATATACGGCGCGGCCTGCAGCGCGACAGATATCTGTCGATCTTCTGTAGAAAAGGTGTCAAAGTGTCGTCGACCAGGCTGCAGGCCGCGTCGTTATTGAGTTGTACCGAAAACGTATCTGTCGCACGTTGCGAGGGCCGACCAGATTCGGACCGAGACGGCCAGATTCGGACCGAGACGGCCAGATTCCAAACATGGTCGGCCGTCACCGTGGGGGCTAATGGTCGTCGTCTTCGGCCAAACGGCGCACAATGGGGGGATTGTACTGTTTCAGGTATTCATAGTGCTTTCGCTTCAGTGGTTTGCCTGAGTCCGGAGCACCTTGCTGTTTTTGCATGAGACGACAAACGCCCCGCCACCCTGAGTCCTTCGCCATGATGACGCGAACGGCTTCGGCCGTGAACTCATGGTCGAGGAACCACAGGAACGTCTCCAGACGGCCTAGAAGCATCAAACACTGGTATAGCCTACGTCTACCATTGGCTGATAGATACGCGGCCTCATAGGCTGCCCCCAGAGCTTTGCCGCAACCTAATACGGCGACAGGGTCGTCGATTTCGCAGACAGCTATCGCGATGTCGCATTTTATTCCGTCCCTAAGCATGTCGAGAACAAAATTTTCGGCTGCCTCGCGCTGTTCCAAAATGCCAATTAGCCTCGCCGTTTTATTCGAGTCTTGCTTGATAGTCAGACCTGTCCAGTGCAATCCCTGATAGAAGGCACCTAGACGGCGCGCTATGTGATTTGAGACGCGTACGGCTGTCAGTCGGGCTAGTTTGGGGTTATTCGTTAATCTGGCCGCTTCCTGAGCGTTTAAGCTGTAGTCGTTCAGCCATTGCTTGTTTCGTTTTTTACGGTCTGCCATGTTCGGGTCTCCTACGGGGTTAGCGGGATAAGCATATCACGGAAAGAAAAAGCCCCGCACGTGGCGGGGCTTATTCGGTCTATCGCGGCGCTATAGTGGCGTCACACGTCCGAACCGGACAGGGAATACGATGTCCGGACACTTGATTGTACGCCCTCGTGCGTCGGATGCGGCCAGCATGACCGCGCCCGCGTAGACCTGTCCGGCCACGTCTACGGCGTACAGCAGGTCGGTCGCGTTGCAGTACCAACGGCCGCTGATCCGGCCGTCGTCGTCGTGCCAGACGTCTATGTCATGGCCGTCGATGTGCACGGTTTGCACTTGTAAGAAGTCTATACCGTGTAATTTTTTGAAAGATTCGACCGTGAAGTCTCCCCGTGACACTTCACGCGTCACGGGGTCAATTGTAATTACGTTGGGCATCGCACTGGCTCCTGATTTGCTAATTCGGCGCGACAGTCATCGAGACGGCCGCATGATATGCTGTACACGTCTACGCCGTCAGGTAGATAAGGCGAGTCGTCGAGGTCAAGCTGGGCAAGATAGTTTTTGTCCGTTGGGTGATCGCCCCACGATGGCCAGCGATCTGGCTCGCACTCTTGCCAGCGAAAGCCGAGACGGCGCAAAAAGCACGGATGGCCTAGCGTCGCCGCGAAAACTTCACGCTGGACGTGCTGGCCTGCGCTTTTCAGCTTGACCAGTACCGACGTTTTGCGGCCGTCTTTTTCCCAGCACCATAGGCCGTAAACGTCGCAATCTATGCCTTGTGCGTCGAGGGCGTCGACCATTTCACAGTAAGCCAACGACCGGCCGATCATGTCTTTAGCCTTGACCGTCCAGCTGGCTGACAGTTGAAAAGCGATAGACCGCACCGGATTCGGCGTAAACTCCGAACCACGGCGGATCATGCTTCTCATGTCCCCGCCGATATAGCGGGGCACGTCTGGCCGTTGGCCTGCGTAGTCGTGTACGTACCGCATCGCGGCCGCGTTTTGAGCGGCTGGCGGATTCGCTGCAGCAAGTTGCTGCATCCGTCGCGCGCCTTCCGGCCAGCCGTCGCGCAGCATGTCCAGATATTGCGGCAAGTTTACGCCATCGTCCCAGTCTTCTGACTTGCGCGCGTTTTTACCGGATCCATAACTCCCCTTGACCATTTTCGAGACGGCGCGGTGATCGTCGTCCAGTTCGACAGATAGCATAGTTACCAGCGAAGGGAGATCGGTCTCGTAAACGCGGTTAAACTCGTCTTGCTTGATAATATTCATGGTTTGATCTTGTCCCAAGTTGCTTGATCTAAGCCGTTGCGGACGGCCAATTCTACAGCGCGATCGGTCGGGTAAATCTGCAGGAATTTTTGTAGACGTCGCGTCGCCCGCGGGCTGATTACATGGCGGACGTTTAACGAGGCCGCTTTACTGCGGATCCCCTGTACAATCTCGGACGGGATGCGACCATATAATGCGGTCTCCATGTCTTGATCATAGTTCCAGTCGATTTCCGTGAAGCGGTCTTTAAACGCGCCATCCTGACGGGCACGCCCCGTGTACGTCTGATCCGCACCTAACATGCTGGTATTACCTGCGGCCATCGGTTTGAAGTCTGGATGGCGTTTCACCTTGCCACAAGGGAACTCGTAGCTGGTGCCCTCTATTAAGTTTAAGAAGGCTGTCAGGGCGTCCGGTGCGCTTGCGTCGACTTCATCCCACAGGAACACGCCGCCGTCTTTATACGCGGCGTATAGGCTAGACGATTGGTAGTTGCCGTTGGCATCTTTAAAGCCTATCAGGTCGTACTTAGAATCCACTTTTCCGGTGTGATAAAACTCCAGCCCGAAAGATTCGGCCGCCATTTCTGCGGCGGTAGACTTGCCAGAACCAGCAGGCCCTTTCAAGTATGGTGGTTCGCCGATGTTTAATAGCTGGATCAGTAATCCTAAACTGCCGTGCGCCGGACGGCCTGCGAAGTCATAAGGTGGTAAGCTCTCGATCTGGATCGTCACTTGACGGTCTGGCAGCATGCTGGCGACAATTTCACGTATTTTCGTCTCGTCTATTGCCGCCGGTTGAGTGAATAACGCTAGCGCGTCCTGTAGTTTTTTCATCGCTTCTGAATTGTCCGCCATGGGTTGTGTCTCCTGTTTTGCGGGTTGTGGTTTAACTTGTTGTGGTTGTGGCTGGCCTAGTCGAGCGCTGACCAACGCGTTTAAATCGGCTGGACGGTCTACGCATTGCAAAAAATCCGCTTTTGTTGCGAATTTCACCAGCGAGGCCTGCGCACCATTGGCAATAAACCAGCGTTTTATGTCTGATCTATTGCCTGCAAAGTCGCTTAAAATCTTGTCTCTCATAAAATCCCCTTTTTGGGTTAGTAAAACCAGCGAAGCGCACCGGATCCGGTACGCTTGACTTGTGTCACTAGTAGACAGGGCGGTAATAAGTCTCGTCTGGATAGACAAGGCAGACGCAAACCACGGCCGCTTCGTCCATACATTTAAACGCCGTCACAATGCCGTCTACGATCGCCCGTGGATAGGTCTGGACGTCTTGCGACCCAATCCAGACGTTTGTCAGATAGACCGCGCCGTCTTTTTTCGCCGCGTTGAAGGTCGAATAGTCGTGCTGGCGGTAGATCGCTATCTGATAAAACGCGTCAGACTCGCGCACTGAGTAGTCGTAAGAGATGCAGCCGCTCACGTCGTGCACCAGTTCAATCCCAGCGATTACGGCGTTTTTCTGGTCTTCGGTTTGCACGATCTCGTATGAATAGCGCGAGTTTTCGTCGTTGTTGATTTCAATTAAATACATGGCGTTAAATCCTTGTTAATTAGGGTTCAATTTAAGTGGAACAGTTCGACAGTTGCGACAATAGCGCGAAGTTGTTCGTAGACGGCCGATCTGGTGGTGCGTCCGGCAATGTCGCGGCCTGTGCCGTCCGCCTCGGCCTGTAGCATAGCGCCGCCGTAGGCATAGTCGACCCGTAGACGGTGCGCAGCACCAGCTGCAGCAAGCGCAGCGTTGATCTGATGCAGCTGGTGCGCGATGTCTTCTTTCGTGATTCGTGCGGACATAATGGTCATTTCCTGTATTGAGTAAAACCGACACAAAGCACCGGATCCGGTGCGTTGTAGCTGTTTCACTTGCCAGAATCCCAAGCTGCAGCGTGAATAGCTGCAGCGAGACGGACAAAGCGCACGCCGTCGATCTGGCGCACCATGGCCAGCGCTTCATCGTTGGCGACGATGTCGGACGCGTCGCAACAGCAAAGCAAAACTTCGGCCTCGTGCTGGGTCAGCTGTTCCGCGTGGAATTGCTGCAAAATAAATTCAGGTTTGAACATGGCGATCACTCCTTACCAAAGCGTGCGACAGTGTCGCGCTTGATCTGGCAAACGGTTTTAAACTTGGCTATCACTTCACGGCCGTTGCCGCCGTGGGCAACTTCCATCGTAACGCCGTTATAGCCGATCCAACGGCTCAACGGACGGCCGCCACAGCTGACCCACTGCCCGCGCTGCAGCTTAAGACGGCCTGATGTGATAGCCGCATGCGTCTCGGCGTCCCACAGGTTTACCACTGGCAAATACTTCATGGTCTACACTCCCACAGCTAAAACGGAATCGACAACGGACGGGCAACGGCCCTCGGCCATAAGCTCAACCAGAACCAGCTGGCAAGCCGTCTCGGCGTTGTCTGCGGACTGCATACGCTCAGTATGCTGGCCGCGGTCGAAAGTCACATAAACGTAGAATTGGCGCATCTCTTAAACTCCTTAGTTAATCGAGCCTTAATAGTAGCAATCTGCTACCTAATAGCCAGCAATCTGCGACGAATCTACAGAAACAAGCGACGAATTGCAGGCCGTCGCCCCGTCTCGGCGTCTCACTGGGGCGCACGGTCTACCGGTCAGGCCGTGCCAGCCGTGCCACTGGGGCGCACGGTCTACCGGTCAGGCCGTGCCAGCCGTGCCAGCCGTGCCCCGTCTACCCGTCAGGCCGTGCCTGTCTCGGGGCTTAGGGGGTAGGGGGCTTTGCTGAAACAGGGGGGCACCTATTCGGGGGGCGGGTGAAAAAACCAGGGAGGGTGTTGCGTATGGTGTATGGGGCTGTCACACACTCACTCTGTAAACGCTACTGAGTTTATTCCGTATCTGCACCGGTCGTATCCGTCGCAGCTGTTGCATCAGCCGACAATCTGCTACCATGAAAATATCCAAGGGAGAAACGTATGCAACTACAGAGAAAACAGCTCGGTCTTGTTCAAACAGACTGGGAGATTCAAGAAGGGGAACTGCAGCTGAGCGCCTTGTCGGCCAAGCTCACCGCAAAGGACCTGAAGGTAATCAACTTCTTCATGGAAGGCCACCCACTGATTGAGTGTGGAACGCTCGCCGGATACTCGGCCGAAGACCCACGGGTGATCCCCCGTCTCGTCCGTAACGTGCTCGAGAAGCCTGAGTCTCAGCAATTCATGGAAGTCGCTAAACGCGTCTACACCCAACGAGCAATGCAGCAAGTCTGCTATGACAAAATGAATTGGATGGCCGACATGCAACTCGTGTTGGGTAAAGCACTGGGCCGCGAGAAAACGAACTTTGTTGCGGTAGCCGACGGTGAAGTGATTGAACGCCGAGTCACGAAAGACGATTTAAACGCCGCGAAGTCGACATTGGAACTCATGGGCAAAGCGTTCGGATGGATGACCGAAAAACGCGAGCTCACGGTCGAGCACCGGGCAGTCGTCCGGGTCCGGGACTTCTCAGGCAAAGGCAACCACTTGGACGTGTCTGCGGCGTCGTCGTCAGACGAAGCGTTGCTGGAGCAAATCAACGAGCAGATGATTGCCGAGACAGAACTACTGGACGGCAAGTACCAAACGCGTGATCCTGAAAAAATTTATTACGACTCTGATGACTTCCCGACCGTAAAACCGGGAGACCCTGAGCCGCCAGCATGGGACCGACCCGTCTCGATAGACGACGACCCGGGCCCGGTCTGCACGCCATTTGGTCACGTAAGAGCAGGCGTGGTTCGCGCGCCGGTCGCGGTAGACAACGCTCCGGCTATCCCTAAACAAACGCCGGACTGGGACTAACCATGGCTACACTACCTGAAGGCGCACCATTCAAAGCTAGCGAGTTCAGCTGCCGTTGCGGTTGCGGTCTCGGACTGAAAGACGTCCCGCAGTCAACGATAGACAAATTGGTAAAGGCTCGTGCAATTGCCAAAGTTCCGTTTATAATCGATTCAGCTATCCGGTGCGTAACGCATAACACGAAAGAAGGCGGCGCGAAGAACAGCGCCCACTTGCGAGGTTACGCGTTAGACATCCGAGCTCGGGACTCCCGCACTCGGTACAAGATACTGACAGCCTTGCTGGCTGTAGGATTTACGCGGATCGGATATAACAAAAAATTTATTCATGCCGACGACGACCCGTCGCTAGACCCGGAGGTGATTTTTGACTACTGAGAACCGAGTGACTACTGAGAACCGAGTGACTACTGAGAACCGAGTGACTACACAAGCCGATACCGAAAAACCATGGTACGAGTCCAAAACAATTATCGGTGCAGTCGTGGCCGTCGGTAGCGGCCTTGCCGCAGCCTTTGGCGTCGTCTTAGCGCCAGAGGACCAATCGGCTATCGTAGACGTCGTCGTCGCGTTAGGCGCTTCTGTAGGCGGTCTATTGGCCATCTACGGACGAGTCAAAGCCAAAACGACGCTTCGCAAATGAACACCGTACTCAAAATACTGGGGGCACTTGCAGATGCGTACAGAGCATGGCAATCGTTACGTCGTACAGACCAGCATCATCGCACTGACGCTGATCCTGAGTCTGAGTGGATGCGCCAGTTCGGTGCCGTGCCAAGCGACAAAACCGACGCTGGAAAGTCTGACGTTCCAAAACGGACAGATGACAGTCAGTAAAGATGACTCGGCCAAACTACTGAAGTATATTAACGACTTAGAGTATTGTGCCCACAACAGGATAGAAACCAATGGACGATAACCCGCAGTTAACAGCGCTGCTGCAAAGCATACAGCAGTCGGTCTACGGCAATCGACAGGATACGGCAAGCCTGAAAGAGTCAGTGTCGGACATGGCACGGTCGGTGATGGAGTTAGCCAAAACATCGGTGCGTTACGAAGAACGACTGATGCACATAGAGGCCCGGATGGAGAAAGACATACAGCAACAAGCTGACCAGTTGTCCGAACTAACCGGCGAGTTCAGGGAGGTAAGGGAAGATATCAGCCAGCTAACGCAAGACCTGCAGTCACTGGCTAACACGGTAAAGACCTTGCAAGAAGACTATCAAGAGCGAAAGGACAGCCAACGCTGGCTAGTTCGTGAAATCGTGGGTAAGTTAATTTGGCCAGCTATGGCGTTAGCAGCAATGGCGCTGCTTTGGTTCAAGGAGTAAGCGCCGTCTATGTTTGAGTTTCGGTTCAGTCCCGCAGGCCCTGTGCTAGACGAGTATATGTCTAGCCGTAGCCGCAACACGTTTATCATGGGCCCTATGGGCTCCGGTAAAACATTCGCCAGCTGCATGCGTATGTTTACGCAGATATGCAGCCAGCCGGTAGACCAGTTCAATAAACGTCGGTCTCGCTGGGTCGCGGTACGGAACACGTACCCTGATCTCGAAGGTACGACCATGAAAGACTGGCTAGAGCTGTTCGGCGCGCCAGAACTGGGTAAAATGAACCGAGACTACCCGCCGACGCACAAGCTATCGTTTGCCATGGAAGACAACACCTACGTCGAAGCCGAGGTCGTGTTCTTGGCACTGGATAGGCCGGACTCAGTGCGTAAGTTACGCGGTATGCAGTGTACCGGCTTCTGGCTGAACGAGGTCAAGGAGCTCGACGAGGAGATCGTCGATATGTGTGACTTACGTCACGGCCGATATCCGAACAAACATGAGGTGCCGGGGTACTGGCACGGTATGATAGGGGACACAAACGCCCCTGACGACAACCATTGGTACTACAAAAAAGCCGAAATAGACCGGCCGAAAGGCTGGGTTTTCCTGAAACAGCCCGGCGGTCTACTGCAAATAGACACGCCGACCGGCAAACAGTGGGTACTGAACCCGCGAGCCGAAAACTTGCAGAATTTACCCGAGGATTATTACACCGCCGGTATGCAAGGCAAGAAAGAAGCGTGGATAAAGGTCAACTTGGCCAATATGTACGGCCATTTATCGAGCGGAAAGCCGATTTACGAGCACGATTGGAACGACACGACCCACGTCAGCCAGTACCCGCTGGTCCCGCTACCCGAAAAAGGGAATTTTTTCATGGGTTGGGACTTCGGGATGACCCCGTCTGTCATCATCGGCCAGTTAGACGGTCCTCAGATGCGGATCCTAGACGAAGTGGTAGGCGAAAACATCGGTATTCGGTCTTTTGCACGAGACTACGTCATCCCATACCTGCGACAGCAGTACAAAGGGGTCTCGCTGAAGTCGTTTCGGTGTATGTGCGACCCGTCAGGCGACGACCCAAGGGACACTGAAGGCGGATCCCCCATAGAAATCCTGAACGAACTAGGTTTCGAGGCCGAACCGTCGCCTACGAACCACCCGGAAACGCGGTGGGAGGCCGTCAGGTACTTCCTGTCTCGTCTCGTTGGCGGTAGACCGTGCTTTGTGTTGTCGCCGAATTGCGATACACTTCGCAAAGGGTTTAACGGAGGCTACCAGTTCAAACGGATGCAGGTCTCCGGCCAAGCAAGGTACAGCGAGAAGGCAGACAAGAACAGTTTCTCGCACCCGCACGACGCTTTGCAGTATTTGTGTCAAGCAGCGTGGGGCGGATACAACCCGATGAACACAGGGCCAAAAGTCCACGTCTCAAATCAACGCGTTACAGGAAAAGCGGGTTATTAACATGGCTGAAAGCAAAATCGTTATCACAAAGCAGCTTGTCAAGAAGACATACGGCCACGACTACACCGACGGCGCGTTAGACAAGCTGGCCCAAAAGGTCGAGGAAGATATCGCCACGGCAATATCGGACCGGTGGGAAGCCGAAGAACGGATGCGTCGAGCGCTGATGATCTACAACGGCGAGTACGAACCCGAACAACTCAAAGCAATGAAACGGTCTCAGGTATTTATCAAGGTAGCCCGGTTCAAGGCCAACGTCGCTGAAGCTCAGATGGTCGACATCGTCATGCCGCCCACGGATACGAATTTCGCAATGGAGCCGACCGAGATTGTAGACCTTGACTTCGGGGCTAACGCTAGCGAGCCGGTCTCACTAAACGGTCGGCAGTTCCTGATGCCTGACGGCAGCCCGGTGACAGGCGATACGTTAATTCGCCGCAGCAAGGAGGTCGCCGAGGAGCGCTGCCGCAACATGCTGCGACTAATCAAGGACCAGCACACTGAATGTAACATGGACGCGGAGCAACGCGACGTGATCCACAACGGCGTGAAGCTGGGAACCGGTGTACTCAAGGCCCCGGTGGTTAAACCTTCGCAGAACCGTCGCTTTTTGGAAACTAAAAACGGCATGCAGATGGTCGCGGAGACCGTCTACAAACCGGCAGCGACCAGCGTATTCCCGGGCAACTTCTTCCCTGATATGTCCGCCAGCACAGTCTCTGAGTGTGAGTACATCTGCGAGCGGACTTTCATGTCTCGCAAGCAGCTGCGCGATCTGAAGCGTTTCGGCGGTAAAACGTACAACAAAGTGCAGCTGGATAAAGTTCTCGACATGAAGCCGGACCAAACGCAACACAGGCCCGGCGCTACCGACGACATGCGGTACATGATGGGCTTCAACGCTGCGCTGAACGACACCCGATACGAAGTGTGGGAGTACCACGGCGTTATCGAACCGAGCATCTACACTGAAATCACCGGCAAGGAAGTGAAGCAGTCAGATACTAACGACGATATGTACGGCGTTATCTACTACTGCGGCGGCATTGTGTTCGGCGCACGGTTCTACCCTGTCACTTATGAGCAGACGTTCCCGTATAACGTGTGGAACTGGGAAAAGTCAGACGGCTGCATCTTCGGTAAAGGTATTCCAGAAATTCTGGAAGACGAGACCGACATGATCAACTCAAGCTGGCGCATGACCATGGACAACGCGGCCATCACAGCAGGCCCTCAAGTGGCCGTGAATACATTGCTGTGCGAACCTGAAGACGGCGTCTACGAGATAACCCCTTGGAAAGTATGGAAAGTTAAACGCGGTAACGTCGATTTAAACCAAGCGATCAGCAAGGTTGAATTTAATAGCCGCATCAACGAAACCATGAGTATCTACCAAGCGGTCCGGCAGATGGCGGACGAAGTGTCAGGCGTGCCGATGATACAGCAAGGCGAGTCAAGCAGCCCATACCAGCAGGTCGGTGCGTTGTCTATCCTACTGAACGCAGCGAATACGGTCCGCCGTCGCCAAGTGAAAGACTGGGACGATAACATCACAGTACCTATGGTGAGCGGCTTCTATGCGTTTAACATGGACTTTAGCGACGACGCGTCAGTCAAGGGCGACTTTAAGGTCAAAGCCCGCGGGGTTAGCGAGCTTCTGGTCCGTGAACAGCAGGCGCTGGCTCTGACGAACTTCCTGACTGTGTGCAATAACAGCCCGTCACTGCAACCGCTACTGGCCATCAAGCAAAAAGAAATTATCGCGTCTTTCGTGAAGACCCAGCGTCTTGACGCAAGTCTGATCCCGACTGCCGACGAGATAACGGACTACATTGAGAAGCAGAAACAAAGTCAGCCGGTAGACCCGAACGTACAACTCGCGCAAATCCAGACTGAACAGATCACGCTGAAGCACCAGAACAACGTAGAGCTTGCCCAAATCGAAAGCAAGCTGCGTCAGACCGAACAGCAAAGCACCAATGAGTCCAAGATGGTCATGGCGCAGGTCGAGTTCGAACGGATTGCGATGCAGGAACGCGTCGAGCTTCAACGCTTGGCGTCTCAGCAGTTGATTAGTGAACAAACGCTGATCACAAAAATGCAAGAGACCGAAGCTAAACTGGCCGATAGTCGCCAAAAATTCTTGGCAGAAATCAACATAAAACGTGCAATGGGCACCGAAGCTAACTTCGGATTAGAGACGGGAGCTGCAACTTAATGCGCGCAATAACTTGGCAAGAGCTAGAAAGTAAAATAAACTCCGTAATTAACGAGACCAGAGACGAGCTGGAGACGGCGCAGAGTTTTGAAGAACTCAAAGCCCTTCAGGCAAAACTCGAACTGGCCAGAGACTTATTACAGCATTTTAAACGTGACTCCGCATAGGACTCCGCATGAACCTGAAAGATGTAAACCTAGAAATTAAAGCCGAAGTAGACGAAATGGCTACTTTATGGGGCGCGGAAGGCTCAGACCACACTGACCCTGCTGCGGATTCCGAAAACGGCGATGACAGTTTTGAAAGCACTGACGAGTCGAACGAAGACCCGAGCCAGAAAAAAGCCGACACACCGGTAGACGAAACGCCCGCAGCCGAAACGCCAGCGGCCGAAACGCCAGCCGAAGAAATCGACTTCACGCCGCCAGCATGGATGGCGCTGCTGCCTCAAGAGGTCCGAGATCAGGCAGAGAAAGACTTTAAAAACAGTCGGGGCAGCGTAAAGGCGCAGAGTAATCGCGTCTCTCAGTTGACCAAGCACTTGGAAGAAACTCGAGCGCAGTTAGACAAGGCGAAACGGCTGTCGCAAACTCTACCGACCATCGACCTAGCGTCCGACAAGGACTTGGAAGAACTCGGGAAAGAGTGGCCAGACGTTGCACAAAGCCTGAAGGCCGTCGCCAGCAAACTTGGCGCACAGGTAGCCCAGCACAACGCGAGTATTTCGCAGTCGCTGTTGGCCGCGCAAGAGAATCAAGCAAGAGCACTGGAGACGGAGATTGCAGAGCTCGACGAAGCATCGAAGAACGAGCAACGGGCTATCGTACAGCGCCAAGTGCCTGACGTAGACCAGATTGTGCGGGACCCGAAGTTCGGAGCGTGGCTTACTGCCCAAACCCCGGGCGTTCGAGCGATGATTAACTCGCCGCACGCAGGGGATAACATCACGTTATTCAAACTATACAAGGGGGCTACGCAAGCGGCACCGTCAAACAAAGACAAGCTGGCCGAGTTTGCAGAATTGCCGAGTAAAGGCGGCGCAACGAAGGCGGCGAGTCTGAAAGACGACCCAAATGCTGATCCTACTGAATTTTGGAAAGACTTCGAGACACAACAAAAACAGTCTCGTAAGTAAACAGGAGTAAGCAACATGGCTTTATACGGCGACGCAAGTATCACCCCCCGCATTGGCTTCTTAGCTGAGAAGAAAATGCTGGAACACGCAGAACCAATTTTGGTTCTTAATAAGTTCGCGATGTCAAAACCACTGCCACGTAACGTAGGTACTTCGGTTATGTTCCGCCGTCCAGTCCCTCTGGCGCTGGCTACCACGCCTTTAACTGAGAACGTGACACCGCCGCAGACGACTTTCGCTTACGAAAACGTACCTATTGCGGTCAACGAGTACGGCGCGTGGATGGGATTGACCAACAAAATCACTGACTTGCACGAAGACCCTGTCGGTTCTGACATGGCCATGTTGTCAGGGGAGCAAGCGGCTGAAACTATCGAAATGATCATGCACGGCGTGGTCGTGGCAGGTACGCAGGTTATCCGTGCGAACGGTGCAGCTCGTACTGACATCAACACCGGTCTGACTTTAGGTCACGTCCGCCAAGCGGTCCGTACCTTACGCCGTCAACGCGCTAAGAAACTGACTGAAGTGTTAGCAAGCTCACCAAACTACGCGACTCGCGCAGTCGAAGCGTCTTACGTGGCTATCTGCCACTCAGACTTAGACTACGCAATCCGCAGTCTGGCAGGCTTCACGGCGGTAGCTAACTACGGCAACCGTCAGCCGTTATGCGCCGAAGAAATCGGGTCGGTTGAAGACGTGCGCTTCATCACTTACCCACTGTTCGCACCGTTCATGGGCCAAGGCTCACTGACTGTCGGCTCGAACTTGAACTCTGCGGGCGCTGGTGGCAACCGCGTAGACGTCTACCCAATCTTAGTATTAGGTAAGCACGCGTTCGGCGCTATCGCACTGAAGGGCTCAAGCGAGTTCGGCGGCGCAATCAAGCCGATCGTTCGTCAACCGGGCACTGCGGACTCTAACGACCCGCTGGCACGTTCAGGCTCAGTAGCTTGGAAAACGTGGTTCGGTTGCGGCATCCTGAACCAAAACTGGATGGTTCGTATCGAAGTCGCAGCGCTGGCAGTACCATCGTAATCGACTGAAAACTAGAGCCGGGGGAGACCCCGGCTTTCGACATTAGCAAACATCACCGAGAACACCATGACCAGAAACAACGCTAAAAAATTAGGCAAGCCTAAGCTGTTGGCCCAAGTTAAAGCCGAGCTAGGCGTAGACTTACCGAACGACCTGACCGTCGACAAGATCCTTGACTACATGCAAGAACAAGGGTTGTTGGACGTAGAAGACGTTGAAGGTGCCGCTGACGCCGAGGTCGATACTGACTTCGTAGACGCGTTAGAAGGCGTCACCCACGTCAAGCTGCTGGTTCACGAAGACGCGGACTTAGGTCGCAACTACGTGACCGCGTCAGACGAACACGGTAACGCATTTCAGATTATGAAAGGCGCAGAAGTGACCGTCCCTATAGGCGTATACCACTCGCTGAACGACGCTAAAGCGACCGTGTTCGACAGCAAGACTGACGACACTGGCCAGCTGATCATGCGCCCTGTCAGCCGCCACACGCACCCATTCAGCGTTATCGGCTTCATCAAGAAGAAAGGCAAATAAATGAACTATCTGGAACTTTGTCGAGAAGTCCGTCTACGGACGGGCGTGGCGGGTTCCGGTCCTGTTTCCGTGACGGGGCAGACCGGCATTATGGAAAAAATTGTTGCGTGGGTTGCTGAAGCATATACGGACGTGCAAGCAGAACACGCGCGCTATAAATTTTTATGGAACCGGTCAACTCCGTCTACGATCCCGGGGCAGCGAGTCTATTCTCTCGCCGAGTTATCAGCGCCCGGGCTGAACTTCATAGCGGATATGCGTGCGCAGGGTGCGTCCGACCCTATGCTGTTCGTCGAGTGGGATGTTTGGCTAACCAAGTACGACAACAACACCGAAGCGGGAACGCCTCGGGCGTATACGGTAGCCCCAAACAACACAGTTATCATGTACCCGACGCCGACCGAAGTGGCGACGCTAAGCCTGACGTACTACCGCAGGCCGGTGCCATTCGAGACGGCTACGTCGGTGCCATTGTTTGACGCTCACCAGTACGCGATCGTGTGGCGAGCAGTCATGTACTTCGCAGCTGACCAAGAAGATAACTTACTGTACAATCGTGCAGAAGCTAACTACTTAGAAAAGTTACACGCATTAAACCGCGAGTACCTGCCGAAAACTAAAACTCTCTAGGAGGGGGCCGACCAATGGGTAAGCCTAACGATGTAATTCCGGTGGCTTTCAGAGGCGGCCTTAACCTTATCAGCGCCCCCGTGGAAATGAGCCCGGGCGAAGCTATCCAACTTTTAAACTACGAAGTAAATCAGGTCGGTCGATACCAGTCTATCCTCGGGTTCGAACGTTTCGACGGCAAGCCAGCGCCGTCAGCAGTACAGCCGCAAGCACTTGACGGCTATCCGTTCGAGAATGACGAAGTCGAGTTCGATAACGTAGAGCTGGAGCGGGCCAACCGCAGAGCGTCAATCCTAGCGGTTCCCGGCGAAGGTCCGGTCCGTGGCGTTTTCTTTTTCGCAGGCGTCGTGTTCGCGTTCAGAGACGACGCAACGGGCGCGTCTAAATTATGGAAAAGCTCACCGGCCGGATGGCTTAGCGTCGCAACGCCAGCCCGCGTAGGGGGCGGTCGGGTTCGTACCACTATCGCCAATTTCAAAGGCAGCGCCGGAACTAAAGAAGTCCTATTCGTAGACGGCGTAAATAAAGCCTGTCGGTTCGACGGAACTACGGCTACGGAAATAGCGGGCCCAATCACGCCCGACAAACCAACTCACGTAACGGTGCTCCCGAGTCAGGTCTTGTTGCTGGGGTATCGCGGCGGCTCGCTGGTATTTAGCGGAGTAGGCGAGCCGACTAAATTCAGCCCGATAGACGGCGGCGGCGAGTTCGGACTTGCAGACGAGCTCGTAGACGTGCAAGTCGAAGCCAACAACAGCTGTGCAGTGTACTGTCGCAACCGAACGTATGTTTTGTACGGCAAGTCAAAACTGGACTTCAACCTCACCGACCTTTCGCTGCAGACTGGGGCTATCGCAGATTCAGTGCAGTCGCTCGGCGACTCCATATACCTTGACGACCGGGGTTTGACGCGACTGCAAAGGGTTCAGCAGTTCGGCAATTTCGCAATGGCCACGTTTAGCCAGAAAGTCCAGCCTATTCTGGACAACTATAAAACGCGAGTGACCGCGTCTATGGTCGTCAAGGACAAGAACCAATACCGGTTGTGTTTTGACGACACGACGGGGATCATCGTCACGTTCTTCGGCGTCGAAGTGAGCGGCATCACTACGTTTAACTATGGGAAAGTCATACTTTGCACCACGTCTGCTGAAGACGCGACAGGGCGAGAAGTTATTTTCTTCGGGTCGGACGACGGGTTCGTCTACCAAGCCGAACGCGGGTTCAGCTTTGACGGCGAACCGATAGTGACCGTATGCAGACCTGCTTTTTACAGCCCGAACCCTGAACATAACTTCAGATACTACTGGGTGCTACTGGAGACCACGACAGTCGGTCGTAAATTCCTGACAGTCGTACCTGAGTTTGACTACGCGGACGACGGGTCTCCGGCTGATGAGGCCCAAACGTCCGAAATAAGCGGCGGCGGGGGCTTCTACGATCAAGGAACGTGGGACGAAACCGCATGGTCCGCCGCCATAAACCATCGGTCTAAATTCTACATAGACGGCGTCGCGCAGAATATGTCGCTGTTAATAACGTCGGAGTCTAGCACCGCTGCACCGCATGTATTAAACTCTATGCGTATTCGAGTGTCGCCAAGAGGACAACTAAAATGACGGACCAAATCACCCCGTGGGAACACACGGACCTATTCGCGCCCGGCACGACGATCAGAGCGGCACCCGTTAACGCGAAGTTCAGTGCAATTGCGGAGAACTTGACCTCGGTTGCACAGTTCGCTAACACCAAAGCTATCTCGTTCAGAGACGCCCCAGCGAAGTCTGTCATCGAGGCCCTGACGCTCAACAGTTTCATGTACATCAACGGTGCGGGTGAAGTCGCCCTCTACCCTAAAGGCGTATTTGACAGTGAAATCCAGACCGCGCTGGATGCGGCGGCCGACGCAGGCGAGTATGCAGCTGCGGCCCTTGTCTCCGAAAACAACGCCAAGGCGTCGGAGATAGCTGCAGCCGCCAGCGCTGAAATAGCGCAAAGCGTGGCAGGAGCTATCGCAGGCGGTGCATTTTTCGCAGGCGACTGGAACGCGTCTACGGGCGTCTACCCTGCAGCCCCCGAAGAAGGATCAAGCATCTGGCGGGCGAGCACCGACGGAACCGGCGCTACCGCCGCGCTAGTCGCAGGGGACTACATCATATGGGACATCGTCGCGACTACGTTCAGGCCAATGCCGGGGATGCCTCGAGTGCTGGCTGCTAACGCCGCCACGGCGCTAGACATCGCTCGAATCGAAACCAAAGCAGACGCGGCTATCGCGTTAGCGGCAGCAGGACTCTAACATGATCAACCAATCGTTACGAACACAACTTCAAGCTAAGATAAACGCCGCCACAGTAGCGACGCCGCTAAACGAGCTCATGCTGCTGCGAGTGGCAGCGCAGGGCATGAACGTAGACGAGACGAACCTAGACACGTTAATCCCGCCGAAAGTAGACGCGGTGGTGCCTGCCGACACAGCCGTCTCGTTTGTGGAAGCATGGCGGTCGCTAGCCCTGCTAGGGAATGTAACGTACCAAACTCCGGTAGCAGTGGCCGCAGGGGATGAACTGTTCGTCGACGCTTTAGGTAAAACGAAAACCGAAAAGTATCCGATGCGTGGAGCGGTGGCGACGACCAACGTCCCTCTTGACGCCCTGACACTGAACTCTCACCACGTAGCGTTACGCGGTTCGCTGAGCGCGGGCCCATTAGCGGCAAACACCGGCACTGTGGGCGGCGCGGGGTTCTCGGCAGACTTAGCGCTGTCGGACGGGAACCGGCTGCGCCTCACCGCCGCGAAAGCCGACGCCGCGCTGCAGCAGGCTTTTGCCGCCGTGATCGGTCCTGACGAGACAACAGTAGTCAGCACCCATACGTTAGCAGCGTTGGTCAACGGGTCAGACTACGCGACAAACACTTACGTTGTCGGGGCTTTCGAAGTCAGCGCCAACGTGTTTCGCATTTACTACACGACAGGCGGCCCGGGTTTCACGTCGGCCTACATCCTTCGGTACGTCACGCTGACCTACAACACTGGGACTAAAGCGCTAAGTTCTGCAGCAGGGGCGACGGTCGCCACGTCTGCGGATACAGGAGCTTTTTACCGAGCGTTCGCTCCGCATCGCCAAGGCGAGCGGTACGTCATCGTCGGCGCTAGCGGGACCGGCGCGCTGTGGTGCCTAGACATGCAGACCAGTTCGGTCGTCACATACACCGGCACGACTGCAATCTCTTACGCCACTGAGTTCGACTTGTCGACTGCCGGATCCGAAGCGGCTTACGTCCTCGCGGGGGCTACGCCTAAAATTTTAAGGGCGGGAGTTGACACCACAATCACGGTCCCTGCAAACGTAGTGACCGACGGATGCTTCGGCTCAACGTGGCAAGTAATATTAATCGGGCCTCGCATGTTCCTGTGCGTCAAAGCAGCCAACCCAGTAAAGCTGGTCAAGTTCAGTACCAACTGGGCGACTGCGAGTATCTACACCGTGGCAAGCCTAGTGCCCCCGTCTGTCGTTTCGGCGACCAATGCAAGAGCGCTAGTCCTTCGCAGTGACGGCAATCGATTTTTTGTGAAGACGGACATAACCGCACCTATGTTTTCGTTTGTGTGGGACGGTCTATCTGCGCCCGTCGCCATCGATACGTCGTGCGGGTGGTTGATGACTACACCGACGATATCCTACTTCCGGACCCGACTACCGCTAATTACGTCGAGCGACCGAGTAGTCTACTCTATGCTTACGGGGCGGTATGTAGGCGATGGCGTGTCTACTTACACATTCAACATGGTCAACTATTTCTCGTTTGACGCGGCAGAGTTCACAGGCTACACCCCGGCGAAGCTCGGCGATGTTATGACCTCAGCAGCAGCCAACGGGCTGGTAGAGCTGTCTCTTAGCCCTGAAACCCAGCGATTGCCGACTGCGCAGACTCCGCTAAGAAGCGAAATTGTCTACGCCCGCGGGCTGCGCAGCACGCTTAAACGGGACAGAATGGCTAGCAAGGTTGACGTACAGGCGTACCCAACAGGTACGATGACCGTGCAAAACTTCGCAGGACCTTACGTCGACCAAGTTCGGCTGCAGGACACGCCGGTATCCCCCGCTCCATTGTCTCTCGCCGCAGGTGCCGCGCTGTTGTCGTCGCCAAACGTCGCGATTTCAGTGTCGGCAGGCGGTAACACCGCAGGTCAGAACTCCGCCGCTGCAGTCATCGTGCTTGCGGTAGACGGGGCTGATGTCCGCAATAACGATGTGACTTCCGCCGCAGGCTACGCAGCACGGGTGTCCGCGTATATCGAATCAGACAAACCGCTGTACGTCGCGTTCGCAGGTAGAACCGGCACAGTTCACTCGGAGCGCGAACTATGAAAATCATATCGAACCCGCCGCTAGACGCGGCCCCAGTTGAGCCGACGTTTCCGGTGTTCAGCTATGCTAACGCCCAAGTGACGATCGCAGGCAACCCAAGTTCGGTAGACGCGGCGCTGCACTACGCGTCCGACACGCAGCAGGTGTCGCTAGCTGCCAGCATCGTCGGCACCGACAACAATGGCCCCTACGTGGCACCGATCACGCTGCCCGGGATTGTAGGGTTGCCGTTGGTTCGGTACGCTAACGGAGCCCCGACGAACGAAGAAGACTACTTACAGACGACCATCGTCAACGGTGCGGTCGTATCTAGCGGAGTCCTCCGGTCAGGCGCGTGGAAGTTAGTGCCCGAGCGAGTTAATCAGGCCTTGGCGGAAATCAAAGCACCGTTTAGACTGGAGTTACCTGTGGTAACTTTCATTGTGATGCGGAGCTTTGCATGAGCTTAAACTACCATCTGCCGGTCATCTACGGGGGGTCTCTAGCCCCCGGCAGCTTGGCCATACAAGGATTTACAGGGTCTGCAGTTAGTCACGTCGGCATACTTCTGCCGCGAGACGGCGGAGTGCTCGAGTCCGTCGGGGGCAAAGGCGTCAGTATCGCGTCGATGAGCGACTTTACGAGACGGTATTCCCGAGTAATGGTCGGCGACTATCCGTCTTTCTACACACCCGAAGACGCAATCGAAAGAGCTCTATCGAAACGTGGGCAACAGTACGACTATCCTGCGATTTTCGGTATACTGACGCGCACCGGCTGGAACCACGACGGCAAGTGGATCTGCTCCGAGCTACTAGCGTGGGCTACGGGGACGGTCACGGGCAACGTGGCACGATACACCCAGCAGGACGCCTTAATAATCACGCGTAACCTCAAGAGAATTAAATGAACCTAGTATTGACTCAGTCGCCGACAGACTTGTACGCAGGATCCGGAATCGAAACCGGCACCGAGCTAATCGTCCAGAACATTGGGTCAACGCTGGTTAGCTTTTCAGTGACGGTAGACGGCAACAGCCGAGACTATGTGGCCCAACCTAACCAATTGGTTCAAGTCTCGGCAAGCGCCACGCGGGCTTTTGCCACTGCGTACCAAGCGGGAATACAGGACGCTAGTATGGTGTCCGTCCGAAGCCGCGCCCAGTTCGACATGGTCAAGCCCTTCACCGGCGTAGACGTCGGACCCGCAGGCCCTGCAGGCCCGACCGGAGCGACAGGCCCTGCAGGAGACGGGTCTACGTTTCCAAGCACCGCTACTCAGTTGACGGTTATCGGTAACGCGTTACGCGCTGCAGGGGCCAGCTCGTGTGCTCGTGCAGACAGCAGCGACATCGCTGACGCGGGGCTGGTTATCGGCATCGCCACTAACGACGCTGCAGTTGCAGAGACGGTGCAGGTTCGGTCCGCAGGATACATGACACATGCAGGCTGGGACTGGTTTGCAGGCGAACAAATTTTCGTAGGCGTAGACGGCGCACTAACACAAGTAGCGCCGACGACAGGTTTCTGCCAAACTGTAGCCGTAGCAGTGACCAGCACCACGATTCTGGTGCGAATTAACTCACCGATATTGGTGTCATCAATTCTATCGTAAGGACAAATCATGGGTGCCAAGACAAACTATCTGGAAAACAAAGTAATCGATTGGCTGTTCCGAGGCCAAGCGTTCACGCCTCCGGCGACGATTCACTTTGCGCTGATCCGCGCAACTGCGGGCGTTTCACCACGAAGCACGGCGGTTACGGTAGGGCAGACTACGGTCCCTGCAACGCATAACGGTCGCATGTACCGTTGTAGCACTGCGGGCACGACCGGCGGCTCCGAGCCAACATGGACCACTACAGACAACGCCACGACAACGGACGGAACTGCAGTATGGACTGAAATGACTAACGACTTTGAGACAGAGTCGGCAGTAGTTACCGGCGCAGAAGTGACCGGCGGCAGCTACGCTCGCGCCTCACTGGCCGCGTCGTTGGCTAACTTTGCAGGTACTCAGTCGTCGGGGTCCACCACGGCTAGCACCGGCACGTCAGGGACTACATCAAACAACGTGGCGGTTACGTTCCCTGCGCCTACGGCGAACTGGGGAGTAGTGGCGGCGGTATTAATGGAAGACGCGGCGACAGCCGGAAACGCACTAACTTACGGCGTTTTAAATTTACCGAAAACGATCAACAACGGCGACTTAGCCCCGTCGTTTGCGATTGCAGCGTTGTCCTATCAGGAAGATAACTAATGAACTTATCGGCGGAACTGAGCAAACCAGAGTACCAGACAGGCACGTATGCCGAACGGCTGGCGTTACTGCGTTCGAAAGTGACGCCGACAATCGGCCGGATCCAAACGGGCAACCTCAAGAACTTAGAGGCCATCATCGCCAGCGGTTTATGGCGAGACAAGATGGCCGACATGCGCGAGCAGGCCCGGGCGGTCATGTCGGACTCGTCGTCTACACAGGCGCAAAAAGACCAAGCGCAACTGAAGCTGCGAGTTGTAGCGGGTTTCCACGAGGCTATCTCAGAAGCCAAGATCGCTAACAAAGCCGACCCGGAACAAGGCGGCCACAGCATTAACATGGACGACCCTACGGTGCAGCTGAATTTCGCGGCTGCGCAGCATCCGTCGGTCGGACTTATTACCGCAGCGGAAGCGGCACAAGTCATGGCACTGGCTACGTACTCCAAGCCTGCATGGCCGGACGCTACCATCAGGGATATAGTCGGGCACTTCAACCCTGCTTTACTCACGGCGGACGAGTGGACGGTCGTGGACCCTGCTGCGGCCAGAAAGCTGCGGCTTCGTCTACACGCAGCCCCGCCAGAAGCGACAAGCATCGTCGTACAAATGCGCGAGCTTGACGACGAATGGTCAGATTGGTTTCACGTAACGTCGGTCCACGGGGTCGAACAAGTCAGAGGGTACATCTTCGACGTGCCGTCGAACGGCTTGCCTCGACAGTTCCGGTGGAAAGGCGCGACTTATGTTATCGACGGCACCGTGACGGCGGTATAGCATGGCCTACGCACTCTCGACGCAAGGCCAGCTGACGAACACCCACGTCAGCCTAACCAACCTAGCCAACGCGTCGACGACCGCGTGGCAGATCGGCGGGACTTACGTCGTTCCTTCGCTGAGCACAGATGTAGAGCTGGCGGGGGCTAGCGGGGCTACGACGCAAGGCTTGCGGGTCTACGCCGACGGCCGACTGTCTATGCGGTCAGGTAACGTAGACCGCATAATCACGACCGCAGGCGCGGTGCAAGCAGGCGTCCCGTTCACTTGGAAGATAGTAAACAACCTGACCACGGGGGTGTGGGAACTTTACCTAAACGACATGGCTGCCCCTGTCGGCACCTTCGCACGAGGGACTACCGCGTGGGCTGTCAACCAGATCGGCCGACTTGCAACGGGCCTCGCCACTCCAGTAATCGTTAGGAAGTTTCATTGCTCTGGCAGCACGTATTCGGGGACTTGGGACGCCACGACAGCGCCCGGACTGGGCGTCGGTTGGGTAGACCTAACTAACGTTAGGGCGTTGACGCTGCAAAACCCCGGGACTGTTGGCGACTCGTGGTGGATTTACTACGAGGACCCTGCGGTCCCTGAGCTAGACTTGTGCCTGTCTACGAAAGACCAAGGTACAGGCAGTTACGTTACTATGCCCCCGTGGGTTTTCAACGCCAACGCTAACTCGGGTTTTGCTACCATCGAAGCTGAAGTATCTATTGACGATTTCAGAGGCGGAACTCACGGCTACATATTCGGAAACTCGGGGTCTACGTCCAGCGGCCTGCGGGTCAACGCGAGCACTTTTGCGCTAGAGTTCTGGCTGGGCGGCGTCGTTCAGATAACGTCACCGGCTAACGCGGTCACGCTAGGCCAGAAGTTTAAAGTAAAATTACAATGGTCTAAGGCTGCAGGGCAGCTGCAGATGCACCTAGACGGTGTGCAGGTCGGGGCCACCTACGCGGTCGCTAACTTAACCCAGCGTTACGACCAGCTGGGCCGGTTCCATACGTCTCAAACTACGGGCATTACGATTTACGAAGTGGCTGCAGGGGGTTTCTGCTCCACGTACAACTCCCGGTGGGACACGTACACCATCCTTTCCACGGGTACAACGTGGCCTGACTTGGTGGGCAACACCAATAGCCGACCGCTCACCATCGTAAACGCGACAGGCGCAGCTGACAGCTGGTGGGATGTTCCGGTAGGGCCTCCGGCCGGTGACACGGCGTTACAGGTCGCGACGGCAGCAAGTTCGGCTCAATCGGCAGCACTAACCACAGGTGCTACGCTTTCGACTACGCTTTCGTCTACGTCGTCTCTATCGGCTGGGATTGCAGCCGGAGCCAGTTTGGCGGTGTCCGCGAAAGCCCGGGCCCTTGTGCAAGCCTCAGTGCTGACGCAGTCATCTTTCTCGGTGACGATGACCGCTAGGTCTTCATTAGCCGCAAGCACACTGACTATACCGTCTCTAGGTTTTGCGGCAACCCTGCGCGCTCGTTCTAGCGTAACGGGGCAGGTCACTGCGAGACCCCGACTAAACGCTGCGGCTACAGCGCGAAGCACCACAGTTGCGGCCCTCAGCACACGACCGCAGCTTGCTGCGTCTGTAAGAGCCCGCAGCACCGTTGCGGCAGCACTGGTGTCGCAGACGCGACTAGCCTCGGCGGCTACTTCTCGAAGCAACGGCTCTGCGTCACTGAGTACCCGACCTCAACTCGGGGCGTCAATATCGGCTCGAAGCGCGGTCACGGCCGCGATAGCTACTAGAGTAAGCATGGCCGTATCAGCCGCGTCGCGAAGCAATATCGCGTCCGACCTGACCACGGGTACGTTAGTCGCTATGGCCGCCAGCCTCAAGGCAAACGGACGAATCACGGCGGGACTTACGTCTCAGGCGGTCCTGTCCAGCGGTCTGTCAAGTCACAGCAGCGCCAGTCTGTCCATGACGGCCCAAATTCAAATGGGCGCGTCCTTGTCGTCTTTCAGTGACGTAGACGCAGAAATAGCCCGCCAAGTGCGAGCCATGGTTCGCGACGGCGGTTTCCTGAAAGTGCAGCCCGACGCAGAAATTGGGTCAGGGAATAAGCCTATCGTTATGGTCGGGGGCCTCTATAAAGAGCAAGACGGAGACGAGGGCGTGGCGCTGGTTTATGACAACGGCTTTTTGCGGTTCATTCAGGTCGGCGAAACTCTGGTCATTTAATCCGTCTACCACTACAATGGGGATACAGAAACACGGAGACGCCGACAATGGCACAGAATACCAACCCGATCCAGTTAGTAGAACCTACGAAACCGCTAGGCAACGTAGCTATCACGTCAGTCGACAAGACCATACCGGCCCCCGGTGACGGCGGCTTATATACGGTCACTGACACGGGCCGACCAGAAGACACCCAAACGCCCGTAGGCCCGACCGACCCTGTCGGCAATCCGTATACGCCAGACCCGAAGCCTGTGGCACCAGTGACGCCGACGACTCCAGTGACGCCGACGACTCCAGTGACGCCGACGACTCCAGTAGCGGGCGGGACAACGACAACGGGCAAGGTCGGTCTCTACGACGTGGCGCTACCTAAAGTCCCTGAGACGACTCAAGTCACGGTCAAAGCGGATACGGGACCTGCGTACCAAGTTCAAAAACCCGTGGCGTCTACGTCAGCCACTACAGCGCCGTCAGTCAATTACGACCCGAGAAGTGAAGCGTTAGTCGAGAACCGACTAGAAGCACTGATGGACCCGAACAGCGCGGTCAACCGTAAAGCGATGTCTATTGCCCAGCAAATTGCGGCGCAGCGCGGATTGCAGTCGTCGACTATCGCGGCTGAGGCAGGCACGTCAGCGCTGATTGATAGCGCACGGCAGATCGCCTCGCAAGACGCCAACACTTACGCGCAGATGCAGGGGCAGAACCAACAGTACAACCAAAACTGGAACTTAAATAAAGACAATCAGGTATTCCAGTCTGGCGAGAACTCACTGAACCGCCAGCAAGAAGCTCAGATGTTCGATAAAAACGCAGCGTTGCAGTCGTCTCTGATGCAATCGCAGCTGCAGTTCCAAGCGAACGAAGCAACCAAAGGTCGCGAGTTTCAGACTTTGATGGCGGACCTTCAGTACAAACAGCAACAAGGGATGCTGGACGCTCAAGGAGCTCAACAGCTTACGCAGATGCAAGAGTCTGCAAAGCTGACGAACCAGCGGGACGAGCTGCTACAGAAGTACAATAAAGAATTGACTGTCGTCAACAACGACCAACGATGGAAAGAGACGCTGTTTAACGCGGCCCAACAGCAAGACGTAATATCTAAGCAGCTTAATCAGCAGCAGCAACTGCAGTACGCCGATTCTCAGACTCGGATTATGAACGCAATGACCGAAGCGATCGGGCAAGCGATGTCGAACCCGAACATGACGGCAACGCAGCAGCAAGCTATGATTGACCAAATCAGGTCTATGTACCAGCAACAAGCCTCAGCGCTAGCCGTGGTGTTTGGTGCCAAGGCAAACACGCCGAACGTGGGCGTTAACGACCCGACAGCCACGCGGCCGGTCGTGACTAATCCGGTAATCGACACGCAGCCGCCGGGCTCTGGTTTGTTCCAGCCGCCGGTTGACCGGATCCCCGTAGACCGTGTGCCGGGAGTCATTGAGCGATGATAAGAGACGGCAAACACGAGGACATCCCAGCAGTGATTGACATAGGTCAGTCGCTGGTGAGCCTCACTGACCGCAGTCAGGTGAACATTAAGAAAGCGGCCGCCACGCTGCGTCAGTCAATTAGCAGTGCGCAGCATTGCTTTTTCGTGGCCGAAGTAGACGGGAAAATCGTAGGCTTTATCGTCGGTGCCATTCAAGACGTGTGGTATAACGACGATAAAGTTGCCACTGACTTAGGGCTGATGACGCGGGCGGGGCACGAAGGTCAAGCGGTATGGCTCATTCGTCGGTTCTTACGGTGGGCTCGGTCCAAACAGGTCCCCACGTTGATGGGCGTCAGTACAGGTGCGGAGTCTGCGGAAAGAACAGGACAGATGTACGAAGCCCACGGGCTGACTAAGGTCGGCGGCATGTATTACGGGAGTTTAAGATGAGTAAGGTATTCAAAAGCGTCGGCAAAGTTTTTAAGAAAGTCGGCAGCGCGGTAGCTAAGACCGTGAAAAAGGTAGTCAAGTCGAAAGCATTTAAGGTTGTGGCAGCTGCGGCCCTCGTCTACTTCGGCGGCGCGGCGCTTATATCCATGGCTAACGGAGGCACCGCGGCGGCGGGCATAGGCTCGGCATGGACCGGGGCCTCGACCGCGACGACGCAGGTCCTCGCAGGTAACTTCTCTAACGCCGCGTCCGCTATCGGCTCCGGCTGGACGGGTGCCGCGAAGGGCGCTGCTACGTTTGCGCAAGGCCAAGCCGCGTCGACGGGTCTGTACTCAGCGGCAACAGCCGCACCTACTGCAGTTGCAGCTCCGGCCGTCGCCACGCCCCCGCTACCTGCGGCCACGGTGACTACGCCAGCAGTGCCGGGCGGTGCCGCAGGCGCAGGCTCAGCGGTCGGGTCTTCGTCAGCGGTCGGGTCTGCCTCACCGGGCCTATTCAACTTAGGCGAAATGGGTAAAGCGGCATTAATCACCAGCGGGATGCAAATGGCGGGCAGTGCAATCTCCGGCGCAGGGCAGGACAAATCCGAGCGAGACGCGAGAGACCGAGCCACTTATGCAGGCGTCAACAACGTGGGCGGCAACGGGCTGAATACTGGGGGCCTTTTCCAGCCGCTCGGCATGGACGAGATCACGCCGCAGTGGCAGCCTACCAATATCGACGAATTGATCCAGACTTACCGAGGCTAATATGCAACCGACCGAAGTACAAGCAACACCCGAAGAAGAAGCAATGCTGCAACAGGCCACTGACGTCGCGCTCGAGATTATCCATGGTGAGGGCGTCACGGGCGACGAGATAGCCAAGATGGTGCTGTCAGCCGCCGACGTCATCCAAGGTCTAGGCCAAGCGACGGCTACGACAGTTCTGGCCGTAGAACAAAAGATGCAGCTTAGTGACGACGTAAAACTCGAGCTAGCTTACGAAGTCATGGCCGAGCTCGCTGACCTTGCGATACAAGCTGGGGCACTAGGCCAAGACGAACTGACAGCCGAGACGGTCGAGAAGGCCGTGCAGTACGCGCTGGCTCAATATATCGAGCTACAGGAAGCGACAGGCCAGCTAGACCCTGCCGCATTGCAGGCCAGCGTGCAAGACGCGCAGCAAATTGCGGGGGCGGAATATGGCGGCTAACTTTATCAAGGGGCTGGGTCAGGGGCTGTTCGCAGCGGCGGGCACACTGAACCAAGGGATGATGGGAGACATCCAAGACAGACGGCAGAAGGAAGCGGAAGCTCGTCGCGAAGCGTCCATCGAAAAACGATGGCAGGCAGAGTCGGCGGCACGTAAAGCTGAGCGGGCAGAAGACGCGCGCATGCGTAAAGCCGAAAAGGACGCTGACAGGGCAGAAAACGCCGAGTGGCGTAAAGCGCAAATAGAAGACCGCAGAGCAGACCGAGCTGATCAAGCGGCGTTTAGAGCTCAACAGATGGACTTGAACACCCGCAAGTCCTTGTCTGACGATATCTCGAAAGTAGACCAGCAGACCATGATGGGGTTGAGTCGTATCAACGAGCGTTATGCTCGCGCCGCACTGAAGCTGCAGGAGCAGGGCCTTATGGGGCCTGACCTGTCGAAAGCTATCGGCATCTTAGAGACGCAGATGAAAGATGAAGTAGCTCAGTTCGCCACGCAAGCGGACGTTCGCCGCCAACAGGTAGCCGAAATCTACGGCGAAGAAGGGCTGCAGTACGTTAAAGGCATGAGCTACACATCCGACTACGGGCTCGACAAGGACGTGAGCGTCGATAAGATCGTAGAAGACGTGAAGAAGCCGACGCCAAAACTAGACCCGTCAGGCAAACCGGTCCCTACAGTAGACGTAGCAGGCGAAGAAGAAATCCCGTCGTTCAGTTTCGGGCCTTTGTTCGATACCAGCCGTCGCGCGGTGTCTGAGGAAATCCCTAAGCAGGAAGCACGAGACTACGCGTGGGAGCTGTGGAACCGGCCAAAAAGTCCCGTTGACACCGTTACCGGTTTCGCTGGGGCTGTCGGCGGATCGCTGGCCGGTCTCGCTGACCGAGGCACCAACAAGGTCAAAGGGCTCTACGACTGGGCCGTGACCAAGGAGTAGACCGTCTCAGATTATACGGCTATGATATAGGGGCTAATTCAGCCCCTTTCTTTTTATCCGGAGACATACCTAATGGCAGATTACTACGGCGTCGGCCCAATTAACCTACGTAGCCTCGTGGGATTGGACACACAAGCCACCGCACAGCAAGAAGAACAGAAACAGCAAGGCCTTTTCGGTGACAGCATTGACGCTGCACAGATGGGCGCGGCCAATTCCATTGGTGGTATTCTGGACTTTGCAGGTGCGGAGGGTATGGCTCGGTCGTTCTACGGCATCGCCGACGACCAGATCAATCAGATGTCTGACTCGGGCCGCGAGGCTATGCAGAAAGAGCTGATCACGAGAGACGAGCAGGGGGACTTGGCCCTCGGTGAAGGTGCCACGGATTTGGATACGTGGATCCTGCAGTTTGCAAACCTTGTGGGCAACGCTGGCGCGACAATGGTTCCCGGCGGACTGGCCGTTAAAGGCCTGAAACTTGGAACTGCAGGCGCTGCAACTGCGTTCGGTATCACCGGCGGCTCTGCCGCGACAGGTATGGCCGCCGAACAAGGCCGAGACGAAATTCGAAATATGTCCTCGGAACTTCTGATGAAGTCCCCGAAGTACGCCGAAATCCGCCAAATGGTTGAAGACCAGTACGGCCAAGAAGACGACCAAACAAAAGACGCCATCACTCGGGAGTCTATTGCCGAAATGGTGGCGGGTGAGATCAAGTCAGACCCGAAACAGCTGGCCGTAAACTTCGCAGGTTCAGCGCTAGCGGACCCGATCATCGGTCGCGCACTGACCGGTGCCCGCATCGCTAAGAGCGGCATCAAAGCCAGTGCACTCCGTGGCGCAGCGGTCGAAGGTTTGACCGAGGCAGGACAAGCCGGTGTCAGCCAGTACGGCATTAACGAAGTGCTGCAGCCCTACGACAGTCGCGGATTGTATGACGGTGTCACCGAAGCCGCGCTGTCCGAAGGTATCTTAGCCGGTACGTTTGGTGCCACAGCCGGTGCGTTCGGCGGCGCGGTAGACCGCAAAGCCAACAACCCTGCGCCAGAAATTACCAAGTCGAAAGGCCTGAACGAAGCTATCGGGTCTCTGCGTAACACCGTAACTGATGCAGCTATCGACGTCGCTCCAGCGGCACCGACCGCGCCTTCAGCGACCGGGGGACTGTACGACATCCCGACAGCAGGCACCCCGATGGCTGAATCCGCGAGACCGTCTACACCGGTTCGTACTACAGTCGACCAAGATTTCAGCCGGTTTGACGAGCCTACGCAGACTCGTCAGTCAAGCGGCCGCCGGATGGGCCCATATCAGCAGGTTCAAGGTCCTCAGCCTTCGCTCGACACGCCTACGATTGCACGAAACCAATACGGCACCGCGAACCCTGCGTCGTTCGGCCGTGTTGGCGACAACCTTATATTCAGTGAACAGCCGCAGCAGAAGGCCCCGGATTTAGCTCAGCTGGCGTATGAACAGTTGATACGGACCCGTGAGGACAAGCAGGCTGCTGAAGACGACGAAGCATCAGCCGCAGTCAAGGCCGCGTTTGGTGATGTCGCAGACCAGTTCCGCCAAATAAACCGGGGCACATCGCCGGTACAGCAGTCGTTGGCCAACGTCGGTAAGTCTCCAACGTCCGCAGAACTGACTGCGCAAACCATGGTAGACGCGCGCCAGCAACAGGCCGACGCTGAAGGCGAAGAAGCGGCGCAGGCTACGTCTGCCGCGTTTGCTGACGCTGCACGGACGGTAAAAATGCAAAGTGACCGATGGCAGAAGCGCATGCCTGCCGTCATTCCGACAGCTCCGGCAGCTAAGGAAGGCGAAGTCGTGGCCCCTGCGGGAACTGACATCGTTCCAGCTGGCGACCGAGTGAACTGGGAAGACTTGAAAACAGGCAAAGCCGCGTATCTTCGTGAGAAAGACCGCGTAGTCATCGCAGGTCAAGACCCGTCGTTCGACCCGAACGCGCCGGAGTACCGATCGCCGCAACCTGAACCAGAGCCGGAGTTCACCCCAGCCGGTTTCCCCGCGACCGTAGACAGCCGAGGCCAAGTTCGTCGAAACGGCGATGTCTTCGAAGCTCCAGACAACTCAGGGGTCAAGGTCCGCGACAGCGGTAAGCCTTTCACCACGGCTCAGCAAGCCTTACGCAGCGAGACGGCCAAGAAGATGGGCGGTCCCGTCGTAGCAGTACCTTTTGGTGACGGCGGCTTCGGTGTTCGTCTGGCACGCCCTGAAGAAATCGAAGCTAAGGTCGACGTGGTAGACGAAGACGGCGAGCCTGAGAACGACTACACATCGGCGGACGCTGCACCACTAGAAGAACCGAAAGACATCCCAACGCCACCGGCTAAGCCGATGTCAACCAAAGCCATGGTTACTCGTTCGGCCAGTTACAAGAAGGCGACCGAGTGGGCGGCTGACAAGGATTACGTCGTCGAGCCCGTTCAAACAGATAGTGGCTGGACCTTCCGAGTAAAAAAGTCTGAGCCGACCGTAGCGTCGGCCCCTACCCGAGTGACCGAAATCACTCCAGAGTGGCGGACTTCGAAAGCGAAAGACCTGAAGACGGTAACACAATCTGATCCTGAACGGGCTCGGGCTGCTTTGCGCATCCCGGGTAAGCGTAAAGGCGAACCGGCAGGCGAGTATCGCGAGCGTCTACAGCGTACCGTAGACGCGTCTCAGGAAATTCTGCAACTGTCAGACGCTGACATCGACGGCATGAACGCACAGGACATGACGCGCCTGATCACGTCAGTTGGCGAAAAAGCCAAGTTCAAAACTGCCGCTAAGCTGGCCCCTGCCGTCCGTAAAATTCGGTCGGATATTGAACGCAACTTAAAATTTAGCGAGAACCGCAGCCGATTCCGTAACGAGCTGGGGCGCTACGTGCAGAACGAGAAGCCGGTGCCGCTTTCGCTGCTCAATGAAGCCAACCAGTATGAATCTGCAGACTATCGCGGCATTAGCGCGAGCGAACGAGACGTATACCAGCCGGGCGATACCGCCGCAGCACAGGCGCTGGGTCTGTCTGAAGTTCCGACGCCGAACACTGACGCCACGGTAGATGAGGTTGCGGCGGCTTTAGAGAAAGTGAAAGCTAAATTCGAGAAACTGAACGACAACGACGCTGCAGAAATCGGCCGTAAAATTGCGGATTACCGAACGGATACCGAAGCTCGCACGATTACGCCTAGCCAAATGGTTGCGCTGGGGTTCCCTGAGTCCGTGAAGAACAGCGCGGCGCTGGAGAAACTGGCTCGTAGCCAGATCCGCGACTCGTCTCGGTATAAACAAATCGCCAAGGAAGTTAACGACTTCAAAGCTGCAGAGCAGGCTGCACGAGACCGCAAGATGGAAGGCACTACCGTTGTGCAGGACCGCGAGTCAGGCGAATATGAAGTGACTTATCGCGGCGAGAAAGTTCGCATGTACCGCGACAACGGCGTCAACGACAACAAAGGCTGGTGGTATCGTTTGCCAGTTGAAGGCGAGACGAACTACGACACCCGCATGTCTATCGGCTTCAACAAAGCTGACGCAGTACAGTCCGTGAAAGAGTTCATCGACGGCCGCTTGGCCAAGACCGAACCCAAGAAAACCAGCTACGACGTCACCCTCCAGCTCGGCGGCCCGGTGACGTTGAAGCTGGATAGGCCCTTAACAGACTACACAAGTGAGCAGTTTAACGAAGTTCTATTGGCTCAGAAAAAAGACACAGGCCGTGGGGGTTCTGGTGTTTTCTTCGAGCAAGAGCGGTCGAAGGCTATTGCAGCGAAACTGAGAAAAGGGGAACCTGTATCTGACGAAGTGGCGGCAGAGTTCCCGTACTTAGTCAGGCAGGACCTGTCAGCCGATGAAGTCGACCAGATGATAGATGACCTGCGTGACACGTCCGGTGCGGACCGCACTAAAGCAATGCGGGCCTACAAGCCAGACATCGCAAAGTCTGCTATCATTGCCGACAAGCCTGAGTTTGGTCTGTCGTCTCGTCGTGTGATGACCATCGTAGACGAACAGCTGGCCAAGGTCGGGGGCACCGGCGGCATCAAAGTGAAAGTGGTGCTGACGCAGGCCGAACTCG